TGCAAGATCATCGACACGGCGTTGCTTGGGCGCACCAAGGGCGCCTTCCAGCAACAATACTTTACGTTGATCAACAAGGAGTTCAACCAATGGGCGCCACGCGCTGGCGCGTTGGCGCAAGTGATGGAGCGCATCAAGCCGGCCACGTTTCTGTTGGAGTCCTACACGCTGCCAGACTTGAACGTGGTCGAGGTGCGCTGCTCGATGGACTTGGCCAAGTACAAGCAGATGAAGAAGGACATGGTGCTGGAGTTCCCCGACGCCCGTGCCATCGCGGTCAACGCTGGCGTGGTGACGGGCAAGCTCCAGCAGATGGCCTCTGGGTTCGTCTACGCCGACGGCGCGCCGCAGTGGATGTCACCACACAAGTTCGACGCGCTGGACGATCTGCTGGCCGAGAATCAGCGCGCCAACACGCTGATCGCGTACAACTTCAAGGCCGAGCTGGCTGAACTGAAGCGGCGCTACCCGCACGCGCAGACGCTGGACGACGACAACGTCATCGAGCGGTGGAACGCCGGTCTGGTTGAACTCTTACTGGTTCACCCTAAGAGCGCCGGCCACGGATTGAACTTACAGTACGGCGGCTGCAAGGTGGTGTTCCTGTCGCTGCCCTGGTCGCTGGAGTTGTACGAGCAGACCATAGGCCGGCTGCACCGCAGCGGCCAGAAGCACCCAGTCTGGGTTTACCTGATGATCACCGACAAGACGGTCGATGAGAAAATTTGGCGCGCACTGCGCGACAAACGAACGATTTCTGACATAGCGATAGAGGAGTTGAAATGAAGTTGACCTGGCGAAGCATGCACGAGGTGCTGACGAAACTGACTGAAGAAGAGGTGCTGAAGTTGTTGCAAGATGAGCAAGCTGGCGCCAACCGCATAGCGATCTTGACGCGGCTGCACCAGCGGTACAGCAGCTTGCGGGTTGAGCGCGAGCGCGTGCAACTCTTGCGCGGGGCAGCAACACTATGAAGCCGCCAAGCATCGGGTGGTGGCCGACCGGTGGCCACAGCCTCAGTTGGTGGGATGGAGAGCACTGGAGTTGGCCGTGTCTTGACACGGACAGCATCAGGCAAGTGGCGCGGTACAGCAGCAAGATCGACACCGCGAAGAACATCAAGTGGTATCCACGGCCAGCCAATTGGCCAGAGAGGAGCAAGACATGATTAGCTACCAAAGACACAACGCGGACAGCTTGGCCAAGCGAGTCTTTTTTGACGAGCCTGCCAGCCCGCCGCATCTAACGCCGAGGGCCGGTTACGTTCGCCCCTGCCCGCCAGAACTTAAATGGACGGCGCCGATGCCGAAGGAGGCAAAGAAGTGACCGAAGAAGACGATCTTAAATACTACCGAGCAATGTTCAGGAATAGCTTGTGGTGGTCAGCAGCAATTGTTGTGATGTTTGCACTTTTTGCTTTGCTGGCGTGAGGTGCCCAGAGTGCAACGCACCGACAGAAGTTCTGGCAACTCGCCATCAGCCCAACAACACAGTAAGGAGAAGGTACCAGTGCTACAACAATCACCGATTCTCGACGGAGGAACGACCCGTCGTTTTCCTCGGACGCTCGACCAAGCGTTTGGATGTGACGGCCATTGCATTACCCACTACCGCAACCGGTGGAGTTGGGTGAACCGCACCGCCGTGTTTGCCCTCTGGGTGCTGGCAGTGGCTTGGGGTACAACACTATGGATTTGAAACAGCAGTTGATCCGCGAGGAGGGCGCCGAGTCTTGCGCCTATCAAGACAGCCTAGGATACTGGACCATCGGCGTTGGGCGCCTGATTGACTCTCGCAAGGGCGGCGGGTTGTCTAACGCCGAGATTGATTTCTTGCTTGAGAACGACATTCGGCGCAACTACAAAGCTGTTTTGTTTGCCTTGCCTTGGATTGAGAAGTTAAACGATCCGCGCCAGGCTGTGCTCATTGGCATGGCCTTTCAGATGGGCCTGAAGGGGCTGCTCCAGTTTAAGCGAGCCTTGGGCAGCATTGAAGACGGCCAGTACGGCGAGGCGGCGGTGGAGATGCTGGATAGTCTCTGGGCACAGCAAACGCCAGAACGTGCGAAACGATTGGCAACGCAAATGGAAACAGGAGAATGGGTATGAGCCTTGACCCCCTCACCGCCGCGTTAGATGCGAGTAAAACAATAATCGACAAAATCTGGCCTGACGCAGGGGAGATGGAGCGCAGCAAGGTCCAAATGGCGCTAGCTATCTTTGCGGGGCAGGCAGAGATCGTCAAGGCAGAGGCGCAGTCTCAACATTGGCTTGCTGCTTGCTGGCGTCCTATCCTGATGTTGACATTTGGCGGGCTGATCGTTGCCCGCTGGTTGGGTTGGTCTGCGCCCAACATCTCTGAGGCAGAGATTCTAAAACTGTGGGAGATCGTACAGTTTGGCCTGGGCGGCTATGTTATCGGGCGTAGCGTTGAGAAGGTTGTCCCTGCTATAGCTGGAGCGATGAAGAAATGAACGACAACATCAAGCGGCTATGCACCGAGCTACTGCACTACGACGACATGATCTTTAAGTGGGAGGACACGGTAAACCGTGTTGCTGAAGGCATTGTGAGGGAATGTATTAGTGCAGTTGAGGAAGATACATACGATACATATGATGAATGGCTAATTGGTCACGCTGCGGGATTGCGAAAAGCCAAAGAATTGGTTGCTAAACATTTTGGGATTGAACCATGAACCCAAGAATCAAAGAGCTACTCGCCCGACCTGGGCTGGAGCGGTTGAACGATTGGGTCAACATCGGCCCGGTGCAGCGTGCGGCGTTGGAAGAGTTTGCCGAATTGATTGTTTGGGACTGCGCTAGTTACATACATGAATATGAGCTATTCATTGCGTTGTTAAACCGATACGGAGTGGACAAGCCGTGAAATACCGCTGCGCCAGATGTCACCGGTTATACGACAGAGACAGTAACAAAGCGTGGATCAAAAGCTATTGTTCCGCAATGGGCATCATTACCCGGCTTATGAAATATAAAGAAATTACAAGGAAACCGTAATAGGAGTTGAAGAATGAGTTTTAGGACAGCATATTCAAATGTGAAGTCGGGCAAAAAGCCCAGCCGGCCTCAGGGCTTGCTGCGTGACCCCACTCCCGAAGAGTGGGAAAAAAGAATGCAGGAATATTACAAGCAACAGTCACAAAGCCGATACAACGGCAATAAGCATAGGTGGTGATATGACTGAAATTGAACGCAACCTAGACCTTCTGCTGGGCGATGCCCTAGCGGAGAACGATCGGCTCAAGCGCGAAATCAAAGCGTTGGAAATGGTCAATATGCAACTGCTATTGGCGGTTCACGAAACCGGAACCTTGAGAGTGCGCGATGCGCAGCACAACGGAAAACCAAATGACTGAAATTGAACGGCAACTAGACCTTCTGCTGGGGGACGCCCTGTCAGAAAACGAGCGCCTCAAGCGCGCCCTCAAGTACCAAGACGACCGAGAAGGCCACATCGGTACGCATGGCCCGGACTGTTGGTCATGGGGGCCAAGACATTACGAGTGCGCGTTGCGCCACATAAGGGGCTCAAATGATTGACAATGTAAACAGCCCACCGCACTACACCCAAGGTTCGGTTGAGTGCATCGATGCAATTATGGCGGCGCTGACGGAAGAAGAATTTAGGGGCTACTGCAAGGGCAACGCGCTCAAGTACATTTGGCGCGAAAAGCACAAGGGCGGCAAAGAGTCACTGCAGAAGGCGCAGTGGTACTTGTCTGCTTTGATATGAGGCCGACCAAAGCGGCGATAGACGCCATCCGGGACGCCTACATGGCCGACGTCATGACGATCAGAGAGCACATCCTGGCGCTCAATGATCCGCACTTAGAAGATGCCTGGGCAGGCATCGAGACATTCGCTGCGGTGGCGCTGCGGGTGATGGCCAAGACCAACCCGTCTAAGCTCAAAAGCGAGATGGTGACTGTGGGTATCTCGGCGCTGCTATGAGCGGTCGACCTTACCGTCCAGTTTGTCAAAGATGCGCGCCAGCATTTCTTTGATTTCCTTTAGGTCTGACCGGTAATCGTCGCGAGTGACGTAGGTCTTGGGTAATTCGACTGACAGGCTTGTCAGGTCAGACTGGAGCAGCTTGACTGACGTCCACAGCTCTCTGGCAAGCCAACCGATTACGACACAGGCTAGGCTCAGGCCGGTGTTGATGAGAGACTGAGAATCCATCAGATCATCCTCGCAAGAAACGGAACGGCGCCGCCAGCGCAGGTCGCCAGGGCATCGAACCATTCTACCCCGTGCGTTGGCGCCGCGCCTGCTCTAATGGCGCGTTGGTTGGAGAGCCAGTCCAGCGCCTCCTTGCCCACTGCTGCAAGCACCACCAGACCGTAGGCAACGTCAGCGTGCCGGAAGGCAGCAAGCGCGGCCAAGAAGATCAAGCTGCCGTAGAAGAAGTGGTTGGCTTTATCTTGCGGGAGCGAGGGCATTGTTGTTCTCCGTGTTGGCAAGAATGCCGCCTGCGGTTGCAGGCCGAGCGGCGCGGCGCAGCAGCGCGTTGGTCATGTCTTGATTTGCGCGGTTGGCCATCGCCGACTCTATTTGCGCCGCAGCAAGCGCGGGGCTGGACATTTCACGCGCCAACTCTAGGGCGAGTTTGTCATCCATAGAACCAGAAAGCCGTTTGACAACACCGTTGAACACGGTGACAGCGCGGTTCAGCAGCGTAGGCAACGGGACGCCGCCTTGTTTGCCAATCTCAGTCGCAATACGTTCGCCAGTTGGCCCAGCCGGCCGGCCGGCTCTTGCTAGGCTTTCATACTCAGCCTCCCGCGCTAGGTCAGCCCGCACTAGGTTTACTTTAGCCAACTGTTGCGGCGTCATGTTTTTGGTGAGGTCAGCAATACGCTGCTCAACCGCAAGCGCGTTGGCGCCAGGCGGCAAAGGATCGCGCAATTTGTTGCCGCTGTCTTTTGCCATCTGGTTGATGCGAGCCAACCGCGCCGCGTCTTTGTTGATGACATCAAGGCGCTGCGTCAAGTTCATGCCAGCATCGTCAAGGATGCCCAACGGGCGAGCGTAGTCCTTCATAAACTGCGCTTGTTTCGACGGGATGACGTTGCCAAGTTCATCCGTCACCTTGCGCCGGTACAAGTCTTCAATACCTGACCGCGCCACCTTCATAGCGTCTGGGTTCTTACCAAAAAGATCTACAAACTGGCCAGCTTCACGCTCGCCGTCTTTGCTGAAGAACTTGGTGATAACATCGTCCGCATTGACCTTTGGCTCGTTTAGCGCGGTCTGCTTGAACAGGTTTGCGTTGACGCCAGTCTTGAAGCGAGGGACGTACTCGGTGCGATACAGGCCGACCGCTTTGGCATACGCTTGTTTGGCAGCGTCAGGAAGCGTAGTGCTTTTGCCGACCGCGTCGTCGATTGCGCCGTGGATGTCGTACAGGTTTCTCAACGCAGTTGGCGACATGGGCTGAGTGCCCAACTTGGCAGCAGCAATGTCCGCGTTCACTGCTTTGCGAAGATCGTCCAACTGCTGAAGCGTTGCCGTAGGCGGGCCAGCTTCTGGCGCTGCACCTTTGATGTTCTTGCTTACTAACCCGCTGCCAATTGCTTGCGCAGGCGGTTCAGTTGGTTTGAACGATAGCAATTTGCGAACGGTGTCAGGCGCCGATTCGGGGGCAAAGCTAGACAGCTTGCGCTCTAGGATTGATTCGGCCTTGGACACGACATTCGATACGTCGATGGCAGCATCACCGGCTTCTTTGAACGCGGCGGTGTAGGCTGGCTGGATCACGCCTTCTTTGACCGCTTTCTGCTCTGCTTTGGCGGCGCCCAACAGACTGTCGCCAACTTCGCGAGGGCTGACATCAGTCAGTCCACGGTCAATCTTTGCTTTCAGCCGATCCATTGCCGCACCAAAACGCGCTTGTGCTTGTGCTTCTTGCGCAAGCCTAGCAGCGTTGCTTTGCGCGGCTTGGCCGGCAAACTGGGTCGCCATCTCAGGCACTTCAGTAGACGCTTGTCCAAGCGCGGAGAACCGGGCGCTGCCTACTGGCGCGGCCACTTGCGCCGCTGTAGGGGCGCTGCCAGGCACAATGACCGCGTTGGGGCTTCGCAGCGCGTTGAGGATGTCTTGGCCTCTGCCCTCAAGTGCTTGCAGGTATGTGGCCGCTTTTGGTGCGGCTACTTTTCGGCCAAACTCAATGCCTATTTTGGCAACCGGCGCGGCTACCGCCGGGACTGCTGCGCCAATGGCGCCGCCCATGCCGGCGTCTTCTGGGCTCACCAATCCAGCAGAGATGGCGCCGGGGACAGCGCCGCCCACGGCGCGAGTGGCGACGTTTTTTACGCCGGTCAACCCGGTCTGGCCAAACCCTGATGTTTCCAAAGCGCCAGCAACTGGCGTCAGAAACCTAGCCAAAGACGGCGCCATCGTTGCGGCTGCTTTGAGTGGAGCGGCAACCAGACCGCCGACAGGCGCGGTCACAGCCATCTGGGTGCCCAAGCGGGCGCTGCTGGCAAGCGGCGACTGGCCGTACCGTTGCTCGTACTCGGCTTTTGCTTTTGCTGCCGCTGCTTCTGCCGGAGCGCCGCCGACTGCGGACAGCAGCGTGTCGGTAATGTCGCGAGCGCCTCGATATCCACCAGCCAGTATCTGCGCTGGGATAGACTGCTTCACGCCTTCAACAAACTGATCCATCCGCGACGGAGGCATTGCCGCAGGCGCTTGTGGCGCGCCAGCGGTTGGAATCTCACTCATTGCCGTGCCGCGAGTGGACGTTGAGGCGGCTTCTAATTTGCTGACATCATACCCGTTCAACTTTAGCTTGGCCGTGAGATCGGCCTTAGACATGTCATCGGGTACGCCTTTGATAAGCGTGCCATCGGGCAGACGAACGTCCATTATTTGAGGTCCCCAAAGTTGACTTCTTTTGGCGCTGTTGCTCTAGCGGCGTTTTCGCGAGTGGGCGCACCAGGCGAAGGCTTATTTGGCGGCGGTATCATGCCAGATCTGACCATGCGGTCCTTAGCCGCAGTCCAACCCGCAAGGCGTTCTTCCGCAGTTTTGTATGGGTTTGCAACATCGCCCAACGCGGAAGCAATGAAATCGCGGTCGGCGTTGGATATGCCCGCGCCAAGTTTTCCACCCGCTATGTCAAGAGCAATTTGATTGGCCGTTCCTGCTAATGCACTGATGGCTTTCATGCCCGACGTAGAAGAGCCAAAAAGAAAACCTTTGGCGCCTGCTGATGCCGCTTGCAAACCGCCGCTAGTAGATTCAGCAATCAGTTTGGATATGTTGTCTTCGCCGGTTTCTGGATTGTACCCCGCCGTTTTTAGTGCTTTAACCGCGGCGCGTTGATCTTGGGTTGCTTTAATTTCAGGTAACGGCGTAAACGCGCCAGCCGGTTGCGCCGCAGTAGGCCGGGAAACAAACCCTTGGCCTGCTTCATTAAACACAGGCCGGTTGGCAAGATCAAGCGCTTGTTGTTGGCCTGCCAGAGTGGCCGCAAGTTGTCCCCGCGACACACCCAACTGTCCTTGCGCAATTTGATTAGCGGCGATTTGCCCCGGCGTCATTGTTGTGGCGACTCTGGACCCAGGCACCTCAGTAGCGGCGCCACCAAGGCCAGGCGTAGACAGTAGCCGCACTTCACCACCAAGATTCTGCGGAGTAAAAGTAGACTTGTTCATTTCCATGAACTTTTCTGTGCCTAACTTGGACTGGTTGATTAGGTTTGCAAGTGCTTGCGGGCCTTTGGCAATAGCTTGTTCAATGAGTGCCCGAGACTGATCGGCCGTAGCTCCCCGCGCAGTGAGCGCCGGGCCAATGATAGGGTCGGCGTGGTTGGCCTCATGCCAAGCCAAGTACCGGGCGCCCGCATCAGGCGCAGCAGGATCAAGCGTATCTAAGAATCGACGAGATTGAGTCAGCTTGTCGTCAAGCAGTTTAACTTCAGCCGCAGACTTAGTGACGGGCTGAAGGTTGACGTCACCCTGTAGTTTTTGTTGCTCCAGCCGCGCTTTGTCAAGCTCCATCAACCCTTTCTCAACACCGGGGATTTTTGCCCCCGCGCCGCTTGACGCTAAACTTTGGCGCAAGCGATTTGGGTCTATCTTACCTGTGGCAGGGTCATAGGCGTTTTGATACGCCATGTTGAGCGCGTTTGTAGCGGCGTCTTCGCGCTGAGCAGATGAGAGTTGGTACTGCGCTAGCGCGTTCTGGTTCTGAGCAGCGCGCATCTGCAGCAACTGCGGCATGTTTCCCAACGGATCTACCGGCGGCGGGATGCGGAACTGTGCGCCTTGGGAGATGAGAGCGTTTAGATCAGCCATTAGATACCTTAGCCTGCGTAATTAGCGAAAGGAGACGTTGGATCGTTTATCATGTACGACCCACTACCAGCGCTAGACGGGAACAGTCGGTTGAAGTTGGCTTGGTTTTGGTTCGATTGCAGATAGTTTCCGTAGGCGCTTGCGCTAGAAGACAACGCATTGTTTATGCTGTTGGCCGTGCCCATTTGCCCCGCAGCAATCGACTGGCCCGCCTGGTTCATCAGGTTGCCCGCGTTAACGCCGTACTGACCTGCTTGACCAGCCTGGTTCGATGCTGCTGCTTGACCGGACGACATCAGGCTACCCAGCGGCGCCAGTTGATTGGCACGGTTGGTTTGGTAGCGGTTGAAAGCGTTCTGGTACTCGTTTGATGCCGAGTTCTGCCGATAGTCTTCTAGACCTTTCATGGTCTGGCCGGAGATCAGTCCACCCCTAGCACCAGCGGCATGGCTCATCGCTTTGAGGCCCTCGCCTAGCCTGAAGCGGTAGCCGGGGTCTTGCTGGTAGTCCTGCATACCAAAGTCGCGAGCGTACTGACCGTACCCCGCCGCCCCCGTGTTGCCGCCTAGCCCAAGCAGTTCCATCAGCCGGTTCTGACCAGTCAGGCCAGCCTGGCGGTATGGCTCTTGAAGAACCATCTGCTGGTCAAACTGTTGCTTTTGAAGATCAGCAGCGCGATTAGCTGCATCGGCTTGAGTGCGTGCGGCGCTCTGGGCGCCGCCAGCTGAGATAGCGCCGCCAACAATTGAACCCAGCGCCATCGCGCCCGCAGCGTACATAAACGTCATGCCAACTCCTTCACCTTGACTTTGTTGCCAACGCTGAACATTGCGTCAGGCGCGTCCTCAACCAGTTCTGCTTCCGCGTCTTCAACTGTGGTCGATTCTACGCGATGGAACGTCATGCACAGCGCGTCTGTCTCGGCGTAGACAGCGCGCTTCGTACCCGGCTTGCTGCATAGAAGATGCGGGCCGGTTACAAACTGCACCCCATCGTCTGTTGTGATTGCCACCGTGCCGCCGGCAATCAAGTAAAAGTGTTCCTTTTTGTGAACTTTGCCAACCACCAGCACGCCAGCATGTCGGAACACTTGGCGGCAGTACATGCCGCCATGAAACGTGTGGCTTGTGATTGGCTCGTACTGGGGCTGCTTTGAAAGCTCAACTTGAAGAGCCTCAACCTTTGCCCGCATGTCAATTTCGACTAGCATTTCCACTTCTTCAGCGCCAGTGCCTTACGGGTAGGCTCACCCTTGGCGTCCTTCATTGGCCCCGGTACGCCGCCCATCCGAGCGCAGAACGAGTCCTTGCGCGGCCCACCCTCGGGCTGCGGCGGCTTCAACCCGGGCTTGCCGGGGTTGGCCTTGTTGTACGAGGCGCGGCCCTTGGCGTTCAAGCCGCCCTCGGGGTTCTTGCCTTCGGCTCTTTGCCAAGCAGGAGTCTTCATAAGTTACACCGAGGTTATGGTCTGCCAGGCAGAACCAGAGTAGACGCACAGTTTGGCGAGCGTTGAGTCGAAAATTACCAGACCAGCAACAGGGCTAGCAATAGCGTTCTTCTGCGTGGTGGTCATCACCGGGAATTTGAAGCCCAGTGTCGTTGAGGTGACATCCACAATGGCGCTAGACGCCGGGGTGCCAGTACCGATGCCCATCAAACCGGCGCTGGTGACGCGGATTCGCTCAGTGCCAACAGTAGTGCCGGTGGTGATTGAGACTGCCGTAGGGACAGTGCCCGTCGAAACAGCGCCGTCAACAAAACCGGTGATGGCGCCAAACGCTTGGTTTGACGTTCCATCTGCGCCTAAGAAAGTTACCGCTCCAAGAGTGTCGCCGCTTTGCACCGCAGTGGTAGACGTTGCAGTTGTTCCGCGAGTTTTGACTAGTAGCAGAGTGGCGCCAGTGGTGGTGTCCGAATACGCGCGTTGCACAATGTTCTGCGCGCCAGTGGAGGCCAGTCCGTAGACTTGAACACCTTGAGCGCCTGCGCTGGTAGTCGGCCCACCAACAAGAAGTTTGGTGGTGACATTGACTTGCGGCACATCAGCCGAGGTCAGGCCGGTGATGGTGCCTGCGCCATTGATAGTTACGGTCATGATTTTTCCTTAGACAACAGAGTAAGAGGAGCCAGTGGGGACGGTGATCGATACGCCGGAATTGATCGTGATGGGTCCGGCGCTCATTGCGTTGTAGTTGGTGCTGATGGTGTAGTCGGTGGAGACCACCGCCAAGTTCTCGTACAAGTACAAGTTTGGCTCAACGTAGTCAAACAACTGCGCCACCGTGGCTTGCGAGGTGACGCCTCCTTGAACTACAGCAAGAAGCTCGGCGCCCGTCAGCGGTGTGACCGCTACAACGGGCAGATTTGAAATTTTAACGCCAGCCATGATTGGTCCTTTTTAGACTTGCCACCAGTTGCCGCCGGTGTCGGATAGACAGAAACGCACCACTTGGCCCGCTGCCAACGTCAGATTGACGCCGCC